CAACCAACCAACCAACCAAACAACCAACCAACAACACGCCACCCGGAATGCCGCGCCACCAGGCTCACAGCGTCCGGCGACGAAACGCTGCCTGCAAGGTGGCGCGGTCGTTAGCCCAACCTCCAATTACCTTGGATGCTGGACAGCGAGAGCCCTACGACGACTCAGGTCGACTAAAGGTGATCCCGGTGCGCGAGTTCTCGTTCGTAGTCCCCTACGAACTCGGCGAAGGCAAGTTCTCTTACGAGGACGCTGTGAACCCAGTCAATCAGCTGGGGCCAGTTATCGCCCAAGCCGTCCCCGTTGCGACTAGCAACGATTTCCAATCTTTCCTGTCCGCTTTCAACAAGCGCACCAACTTTGAGCAAGCCTCAAAGCCCGGTGGGCAGGACGACATCGATGAGCATTCACTCCGTGAGGCGTTAGCGCTCATCGAGACCATGCCCCAGATGGAACCTTGGGATGAGAACGACTCCGACCGCTCCCGATGGATCGACAAGTTTGACGACCGCAAGAGGAGAGCAATGTCCGAGGCCTACAGCAACATAGCGTGGGCTGACACAAGTTACCTTGGCACCAAGGACTTGTCTGTCAAGCAAGAGATTCTGATCAAGCGCGACGACCCTACTTGGGCGCCGCGTGTGATCTACGCTGGTAACGATGCATTCAACGCCATCACCGGCCCTGCTTCCATGATCGTCATGGAACGTATGGTCCGCATGTCCCATGAGCATGCACTTGGTGGTCTTGAAGTTCGTTACGCTTACAAAGCGACCGACACAGAACTCTGCAATTTCATCATAGATGAGAGGTACCCCCATGTTTATGAGGGTGACTTCTCACGCAACGACAGAGAACAACGCAGTGGCGTTGCTCACATCTATGATGCTTGGTTAGGCAAGCTAGGAATGCCCAATTGGTTCCGCGCATTGCTCTTTTCGCTCGAACGCTACAAAGTTCAGAACAAGAGGTTTGGTTTCCGCGCCCGGTGTAAATACGCTTTACCCACGGGCACCACTTCCACCACCCCGCGCAACAGTTCATACAATTACACGATGGCAGCGGTACATTGCCGCCGTGTCAAAGTTCGCGGTAAGGCTGTCATACTAGGCGATGACATCCTCAAAGCACTTGCAGCCACGATCCGCTTGAAGAGCTGGGTCGACTGCGTGGCTTCGTTCAAAATGGTTTTGAAAGCCAAGGAACCACAACTAGATGGTGAAGCAACTTTTCTTTCTCGGCGGTTTATTGTAGATGTTGAACAGCCCTGTATGGTCCCGTTGATCGGCAAGATGCTCGTTCGGTTCAATTGTCGTGGCACTACTAACGACGCTTGTTCCGATTCACAATACATGGCGGGCAAGGCACTCAGTTATGCGTATGAGTGCCGCCACGTCCCCTTCTTGCGCGATTACTTCCTCCGCCGTTATGGCATGGAGGACAGCCAAGCTGTCACCCTTGATGACCTGACGTGGTTCGCACGCACATCAGGGGTTGACTTGACCAACATAGTAGAGGCCATACGCTCGGAGCGCACTCTTATCACGGACCAAGAATTCGAATTCTGGCTCATCGACCACCACGACTGTACGTTAGTTGAGGTGGGAGAGCTGTTCGAAGCCGTGGTGCTTAGCGCTGAGCAAGTGACCCTCGATCTACCAAACATCCAATACTTCCGCAAGGATTATGAGTAACGCCCCGGCACTGGCTGGAGGTCCCTGTCACCAGGTATGATCTCGGGTTAGTCACCAGTGCAAATGCCGGCGCTGCGGCGTTAAATCACCCACAAT